GTGCCATAACCTGTACGACCTGACTTAAAGAGGGTGTCACCTAACCTAGCATCTTCTAATGCCCTTGACGGTTGTAGGTTTTGTTGAAGCTGATTATAATAATCTTGGGTCATTTGATTAGTATCAAGATTAGCAGCTTGCAGATATCTTTGACTACCTAAGTCAAATAAATCACTAGCATATTGAGATTGCCCCTCTGTTGGAGCAAAGTCCATAGCACTACCATAGAACAAATCTTTAATAGCAGCTAGTTCAGGACTAAGACTAGACGAAACTTCTCCACTAATAGGATTATAATTAGCTGTTCCAATATCTGTTGTTAGATTAGTGGGTTTAAGGACTAATCTAGGTGGTTTCTTCGCTTTACTCATTTATCTCTCCATACATACATTTCGTTACCTTCTTCTGTAATAAACTCACTAGGTTCAAACCCACATAATTTAATAAACTTTAAATGCTTCTTATCATTACTATCATAAATCTCTACATAGATAGGTTTTGTTTGCTTCCTAGCTAACTTCTTAATTTCAGGAATGGAAGTCTTATAAACTTCCTTATTCCAATTATGATAATCTATATGAGCCACTATTCCATAAGAAGTGTAATCAAAGTAGATAGAATAGTCTTTATGTAACAGCACAGGAATAGCTAGTTTGAACATCTAATTACCTAAAGGGATAAACCATAAGCTAATAGCAGAAGCCCCACCAGTAAGTTGCGCCCTCCATGTTTGACCTTTAGCAACAGGGGATGTGCCTGTAACAAATCCGACAGCACCTTCAGAGGTTGTTCGAGTATTTACGATAACATTCCCTGCCACAGTAACTGTAAAACCTGAATTAATACTAAAGTTATTATTTGCATTTGCTACAATAAAACCACTAGCATCTGCTGTGTAGTCAGTGTTAAAAGAAAGTGCTTGTGCCTCTCCAATACCACTCTGACCACTTACCCAAGTTGTGCCATTAGAAACTAGCACATTTCCAGCAGAACCAGGTGCTACTGAGTTTATAGGGTTAATTCCATTACCTAGTAAAACACTATTTAAACCTAAAGTAGACCTACTTGTCCCACCATCTGAAACCAAAAGAGGTGTATCTAATTCAGTAATAGTCCCACCACTAATAGCAACATCTGAAATACTACCACCTGTAATATTTACATTTTCTGCATAAGAAGCTAGTTCATCTTGAAAGAAGGCTGTTGTAGCAATTTGAGTTGAGTCATTACCAGGTGTAGGAGTAGGGGCAGTTGGTGTTCCAATAAATGCAGGACTAGCTGTGTTAGCTTTGGAAGTAATTGCAGAAGCTATGGCATTTAGTTCATCATCAAGTTCAGCCCCTTTAATACGCTTATTAGGGTCACCAGTAATTAACGTATCTTTAATACGAAAATTAGTAGCTTTAATATAATTACTCATGCGAGTCTCCCAGTTTTATAATATAAGTCAATTCGTTGTAAGCTCACAGGAGCACCATCTACTTCTGTTTCCACACCAATCTTTACAATATCACCTTGACCACCAATGTTGATAGAAACTTGTGTGATATAAATACCACCTGAATACTCTCCAATACCATATTCAGCGACATTATATTCACTGATAATTTGAGAAGCATCTTTCTCAATAGTTCTTGAAGCAAAGTCATCAGAATAGTTAAAGTTATATTTAAAGATATAATCTTGAGCTTCATCTGAGATAATGGTTAGTTTAGTTTTCTTTAATATCTTTAATACAGATTGACTACCTAAATCAGAAGAACTACTAAACCAAGTCATTCGGTAGGAATTTCCGTTATCAGTATATCCAAAGTAATGGTAAAAACCGCCCATACCACCAAAGTAAAGCCTGTTATCATTAGTAGCAAGAAGGGATTTAAAATCAAGGCTAGTCCAATAAGTAACTCGAGAAGAACCATTTTCTAAATTTGCCCTCATATCAAAACAAACAATTTGCATTTGAGATGGAAGGGTTAGTAGGTAGAAAGCATCCCGTTCAAAGTAAACACTCTTAATATCTTTATACAGTTCACTATTAACTTGTTCAATTAATTGGTCACGGATATTAGCAGAGAGTTCTCGCATAGGCATAGACTTCTCTTGAATAGTTCTTCTTAAACTTCTAACACCTGAACGAGATAAGAATACTAAATCCTCACCACATTTTTGAACTGTGTCCCTTGCTACACAACCAACACCTTGAATAGTATCAGCTAGAACAATCTGTGTGGGGTCATCTGCATTATCATAGACTAAAATATTATCTTCACAGAAGATAATTAAGAACCCATTGTATCCAGCAATAGCAGTGATTTTATCATTGTTACCCACTTGTGCAGAAATGTCTAATAACCCTGTACCTGTACCTGTGAAATGTGTTCCATCAAGTAGGCGAGAATAGTAAACAATCGTTTTATTAGATGTGGTAGAAGCAGCCCAAACTCTACCATAAGCTGCTGTAATGCAATTAGGGTCAAATTCTGCCGTGCTAAGTCCTGTTGGAATGCTACCTACATCTGCTAATTGTCTATAAACTAAGTTATTTGTAATGGCTTTAGAATAAGTAAGCATTGGATGCCCATTCTGTGCTAAATAAGCAACAGCACCTCCTGCACTACCTGCTGAAAGAGGATTACTAACTATCTGCCAATTAGTATCTGTAATAGTATAGGCAATATCAATAGTGTCATGCACATCCCTAACAGGCTTCTCTACTAATATATCAAGACCTGTAAAAAGTTTATTATCACCTGAAGATAGGTAAATAATATTACCATCTACGTCTTTAAACTCAAACATGGATTTTAAATAAGCTGTGGAAGGTAATGTTCCTGAATTAGTCGTAAATAATTGATTACCTCTACGACTTCCTAAACGACCATACCTATCAATAATACAATTATTAGCTTGTGTGGCATAACCATCTGCTAATGTAACTTCCGATTCTTGGGTGTTTAACCCCATAAATGCAGGGGCTTTTACACTAGCAACTCTTAGCATGCCTGCCATGTTATTTCCTCTAATCTACGGCTTGCTTCAATGGCAATATAGTCACTAGCCATACTACGAAACCTTGCCTCTTGCTCTTGAAAACCCCCATCCTCACCTCTTTCAGAGATAGCTCTAGCAATCACACCTTCAATAACTAGATTAGGATAGAGGGTAATATAATCAGAATCATTTACTAAATCATCTTCTGTGTAAACAGCATTAACTCTTATCGTATATGTGCCATCAGGAATAGGGAAAAGGTCAATCTGACCATCTCCATCATCATCTACACCGTTAAAGTTGTAATAGATAGGTTCACCACGCTCTACATCTGTGGCTAAGAACACTTTATCAAACCACTTTGTAGATTGTGGGCGCATACAAGTATCTTTACTGTCATTAATAACATCTAAGATACGAAAGTTATTACCTGCTCCTGCTAAGACATAGTTAAATAACCCATCAGTTGTAGTGATTGTCATTGTTTGTCTAAGAGCATCCCAATTCCACATATTCTCAATATCACGCTTGACAACATTAACTAAATCTGCTATCAACCTAGAATATGGGTTTTGACTTACCGTTGTTACTTCTTCTTCCCTCATTCTACGAAGGACATTATTAACCATGTCTAAATAGTTCATTTATTTTCCTAAAGTCAAATCCGATTTATTAAACTCCCCATCCCATGCACCATATAGAAATATATTCTGTGGTAAAGTGGGATTTTTTAAATCTGCACGTCTGTCAATATGACAAAAACTATTGTGAAGTCCTACACTCCAACCCATGTCTAAAGCTAGTTGAGCAAACTTCATTTTAGTAGCTTTGCCCCAATCAAACCAGCGAATATCAGCAGCCATTGTACCTAGAGTATTCCACTTCTTATTAACAGTCATGTGTAGGCTGTTTGGATTACCACCAACTTTTTTATTATGTTCAGGTGAGCGACAAACTGAATTAACAGTAAGAGGACTATTCCATGCCTCACGGAGTTTAGGAAGTTCCTCTGCAAATCTAGGGTCTAATTTAATTATACCTGTACCTTTACAGGCTAATTCTTTTTCCGAGAAATATTTAATTACTGTTGTCACTGCTTCCATTATTTATTTTCCCTAAGTTGTATAATCTTCTCTAGTGTTCGACCACCGAAGTAGAAGGACATTACAAGCATGCCCCATTGCCCCAGCAACGTCACGTAAGCCTCGTTTGCATCATAGTCAAAGGCTGACATCATCGCAAAGACGAAGTAGCCTATAAAGATAGCTACAAGCGTTAGGGGACGTATATTCTTAGATAACCAACTATCAGATGTCATATCTGCATGATGTCTTGATGATAGGTTGTTTTGTTCTGTTTTGAATAAATCGGTTTCGTTGGCGAGCTTTACCAGTTCCCCCTCTTGTGCCATCTTAGCGAG